GGTTGTAGATTGGAAGACAGTTAAGAAAACTAACTTGTCTTACTTTCCTTCAATTCAGCAGCGGTGGCAAGTGCAGGTCTATGGCTACTTGTTAGAAAAGTCGGGGAAGGGGAAGCCCCAAACTGTCAACCTTGTAGCCATAGCCCGTGATGGTGATGAACGAGATGTAGTAATACATTCAGAAGCCTACGATCCTGTTATTGCAGAAGAGGCTTTGAAGTGGCTTACTGATATTAAAGCTATGAAGACAGCACCAGATCCAGAAAAGTTTGCATCATTCTGCCAATCTTATTGTAAGTACTATGACGCATCAGGTGAGATGGGATGCGTTGGTATAAAAAAAGAACCGTTCAAGGGTGAGACATTACCAATAATAGATAACCCAGAAGTAGATAAGTTATCTTTGCTTTACCTAGAACTGGATGAAAAGATTAAGGAATTGACAACACAGAAGGATGCTATAAAGTCAGGGCTAGAAGGTTTTACTGGGGTAACTAACTATGGCGTAGTGGTTAAGTGGACTGCGGCTGCAGGTGCTACTCGAGTAGATACCGAGGAAGTGGAGAGACTCCTCGGTTTTGTTCCACAAAAGCAGGGACAGGAATCAATTAGATTATCTGTTAAACGAAAAGGAGATAGGTAAATGGCTGCACCGGATACAACTAAGTTCCAAGTTAATTACAAGTTATACGATGGAACTCTTATCAATTTATATGCAAAAGATGTACAGGATCTTGAATCAGGTTTGACTGATCTTGCAATGGTTGCTTCTTTAATTAAGTCAACCGGTAAAGAACTAACTGGTGGCGCATTACAAGCTGCTGCTCCAACTGCTGAATCAATCGCAGCACAATTCAATGCCACTCCAGTACAAGCAACACCGCCAGGTGGAGATAGTGCGCCACAATGTAAGCACGGCACAATGAGTTTCCGTTCAGGCCAAGGCGCTAAGGGTCCTTGGAAGGGCTGGATGTGTGCAGCACCAAAGGGTGCAGCAGATAAGTGCGATACCGTCTGGGTTAGATAAGCCAGGTGCGGGAACCTTGGAAATACGAGGACCCGCTATGTCGTGAAATAGGTTCCGAGTTATTCTTTGCGGAACGAAGTTCAGGTCTCACTCAGGTTTATGCACAACACGCAAAAAAAATTTGCGGTAAGTGTATTCATAAAACTGATTGCGCTGAATGGGGTATCAACAATGAACGTCACGGAATCTGGGGTGGTTTAACCCAGCAACAGATTAGATATATTCGTAGACAAAGACGAATTATTTTAAGGGATGAAGGGGAGGAAGTTGCTTAATCTAACTCGCGCTTGGGGCGGTGTATCCACTAAGGCTACGCCACTGCCGGACGTGTGGCTTGCCCTAAAGGGCCAGCAGATTAAGTTTCGTAGAGGTCAAGTTTGTATGGTTGCAGCGGCACCAAACGCAGGTAAGAGTATGTTCTCTCTTATCTATGCAATCAAGGCTGATGTTCCAACTCTTTTCTTTTCTGCCGACACAGACACGACAACGGTAATGATCCGAGCTGCGGCTCACTTATCCGGTCACTCTCAGATAACAGTTGAAACTAATCTGAGTAATGACTCGAACTATTATGAAAAACATTTAGGCAGGATGTCTAATATCCAATGGGTGTTTGACTCCTCACCATCACTAGATGACATTGAACTAGAGATCAAGGCATACGTTGAACTATACGGCGTAGCACCTGAACTAATAGTGATTGATAACCTAATGAACATTGCTGCTGAAACAGACAATGAATGGGCTGGTCTTCGTGCTATTATGATGGAGTTGCACGATATGGCCCGTAAGACAGAGGCTTGCGTTTTGGTTCTGCACCACGTATCAGAGCAAAGTGAGTATGGTTCAACGACTATGCCACCTGCCAGACGTGCGATTCACGGGAAAGTGAGCCAGCTTCCGGCTTTGATTCTTACATTAGGTTACGATCCATCAGGAGGATTACTGCGAGTGGCAGCAGTTAAGAACCGCTTTGGTCCACATACTGCTGATGCTTCACAATGGGCTACGCTCTTTGTTAACTTCAGCGCTTGCCAGATTGGTGATGCTGACGCTACGGGTAGGATGTATATGAGAGATGGTATGGCGGCTAACCAATGAGTGTTAAGTACAACAAGATCAAAGGCGCTGCTTTTGAAATAGATGTAATGAAATGGTTTAGATCACTAGGGTTCAAAGCCGAGCGCTTACGCTTAGCTGGGTCCGAAGACGAAGGGGACGTGGTTGTCGTAGTAGCCGGCACCACGTACCTCTTTGAGTGTAAGAATACTGCTCGCCTAGAACTCGATGAGTTCTGGAGGCAGATAGAAGTAGAGTCTAAGAATTACGCCAAGCAACGTGATATGGATATCCCATTACACTACGTATTGTGGAAGCGTAAGCGTAAAGGAATCAACAAGACTTGGGTCATCCAAGAACTTGAACAATGGCTAGAGGAGAAAAAATGACACCAACACCAGAAGGAATAATCAGCACGTCAGATGTATGGGCAGCACCAGTAGAAGAAGTTAAAGAAGAACTAGCAGAACAAGAACTACCAGAGGTATCAGATGGTCTGTCAGAATTGTCTTAACGCTGGAACTAACAATGGTCAGGGCAAGTATGCCCTGGCTGTTGAGCATCATTCAAGGTGTGATGATAAGGGGTGTGTATGTCAGCACAAGACTGGTCCAGGGTTAATCGTAACAAGAAATTCAAAGGTTCCCTTGATGCGAACACAATCCCCATAGGGGTAATTGTTGCTCACTTCGGCGGGGAAGTAAGAGAAGGAAGATCAGCATCAGTCAAGTGTTGTATACATAGTGACTCTCGCAGATCAGCAGTAATCAATACGATTGAGAATCTTTACTTCTGCCATACCTGCGGTAAGGGTGGCAACGCAGTAAATATTATTCAGTTCATAGAGAACTTGGAGTTTAAGGATGCACTCGCAAGAGCAGTTGAAATTACAGCTAGCAGCGGCGAACCACTACGCGGAAAATCTAAACGAGGAGTGCGAACTATGGCTAAGCGAACGTGGGATATCTAGGTCAGTAGCGCAGAAGTTCTCGTTAGGTACTGTTACTAATGCAATCTCAGGACACGAACATCACGAAGGTTGGATATCTATTCCATACCTTACTGCCCTTGGGTTGTGCGTTGGCTTTAAGTTCCGTCGGATAGATGAAGGTAAGCCTAAGTATGGTAGCCCTGCTGGGCAGAAGTCACACTTATATAATGTTAATGATGTACTAGAACGATCAAGAATTATTGCTATATGTGAAGGCGAGTTTGATGCCATCATATGTTCTGGTGTGCTGGGCATACCGGCTATTGGTGTGCCAGGTGTGGCTGCTTGGAAGAGTCATTACCCAAAGTTATTCAATGGTTTTGATGAAGTACTTGTAATAGGTGATAACGATTTGAAAGAAGATGGTAGTAACCCAGGGGCTGAGTTCTCTAGGCGTGTCGCTAGTGATCTACTTAACACTAGGATAGTAGAATTACCAGCAGGTATGGATCTCAATGACTTCTATTTGGCTAAGGGCTTGCAAGATACCCGTACCCAACTAGGAATAAAAGATGTATGACGAAGGAGGAGTTAGAATTAGCAATCACTCTACTTCAGAATGTGGGTTTCAAGGTTGTGAGTTTCACGCAAGAATCAATAACAGTAACCCTGCCACCTCTCCGCTAGCCGATCACCCTGCCGTCACAGGGTATCGTGCTGCGGGTGTAGATACTGATGACCTAGTATCCTTTATAGAATCTTTCGCATCCCTTCGAGCTGGGCGTGTTAAAGGTATCGGTCACGATCAGTACTCTCACGCAAGGGGCCAGAAGTTTGAAGCCTTTACTCCAAGTGAAACCATTAAAGAATTGATTGAAGAGTTAGCTGATGCCAGCAACTATATAGATTTCCTAGCTATTAAGTTACTCAACTTTGCACACACTATGGATATCCTGCAGATTGATTGTGAATGAGTTACCCATTACATAACTCCATCTACGAGATCTCATCTAGCGTAGCAGTAGTTATTATGCGACGCTACCGCTTTTGGGTAGATAGGCAAGATGTAATTCAAGAGTGTTATCTATGGGCAATGGGCAAAGGTCCAGCCCTGACTGCCCTACTATCTGAGCCTGATACTGAACAACGTATCATTAACGAGAAGCGTACTGCTTACCAAATGCGCCGGCATTGCGAGCGCTATGCTCGTAAAGAGAAGGCTGCTAAGTCTGGATACCAGACTGGTGATGAGGCTTACTTTGATGTTACTACTATTGCACAACTACTGCCCTTTGTAATCGTCAGCGTAGTCAATGATACTGCTTTAGAACAAGCGCAGACTATGATCAACGATAGCTCTCCACGCAAACCGCCAGCACCTGCTGAGGGTGGCAACCTGCTTGCCATTATGATTGATATCAAGAAGGCTTATGAGAAGTTAGATGAAGATGAGCAGAACATACTTCGTATGCGGTATGTAGATACTCTAACTCTTCAGCAGATCTCCCAGTATTATGAAGTAGTTATATCCACAGCAGAACGCCGATGTAATATGGCTATCCGAAAGATAGTAAATCTACTGGGCGGAGAGAGTCCTTGGTCTTAAAAGAACCTGAACTGTTTGAGTATCTTAAAGAGTTTCATTGGTCCGATCTTCGTAAAGCACCTGGCGTTTATGATGCCTTTGATTGCATCTCGGATAGTGAAAAGATGTTTGTTGAACTTAAATCACGCAACACTCACTACGACGAACTGTTATTAGAAGAGCCAAAATATAAGGCTTTACTGAGTGGTGCATCCGAACTTGAACTAACCCCTTGGTATATCAACTCCACACCTGATGGTATTTGGGGATTTAATCTTGGCGCTATGGATGAGCCAGTATGGGAAGAGAAATGGTTACCTAGATCTACCGAGTTTTCTCGGTCCGGTAACAAGACTAAGTTAGTATCGTTTATACATATAGATAGCGGAGTTGCTCTATGATTTATAGTTACAAGTGTAGGTGCGGATCTACCATTGAGATTGAAAGATCTATCCACGAAGAAGCTAATGCCCCTGCTTGCTATGACTGCCACGAAACTATGGCTAGAGTATGGGATACCCCTGCTATCACCTTCAAGGGTGCTGGCTTCTATAAAACCGATAACCCAGGTAAATAGTAAAACCCCCACCGGACACTAGTGGGGGCTTACTTATTGCAGGTGACGGAAAGGGGGGGCAAATCATCTACCCTGCTGGGATTACTGTATCACAATCGTTACTACTTGGCACGGATCGCCGCCTTCTTCAAGCTCGTCAATCTCCTGCTGAGTGTAGTAGTCCCAGTTACTATCGTGCGTATTACAGAAGGGTTCACTTATCCAACCCATCTTGATACCTAATCTAAACCACCAGTATTTCATAGGCTAATACCAGTTGTGCCGGCGATGGAAAGTTTCGGCTCTACAAGGTGAGTAGTACCGGTAAGATATGTATCTAAGACCGCGTAAGATCTGGATACTAGGGTCGCTACTTCTCTCTCCAAGGTGTTGAGCAATTCCGTAAGCGCTCGATCCTCGTTGGTTCTTTGCGTAGTTGTCAAACCTGCTCTCACCGGACCAAAGACGGATAAGACAGGCGCCTTCTCTTCCTTTCCACCCATAACCAACGTCAGCGTAACTGAGTGCGAGTGCTTTATTGTGACGCTTTTCTTCATTAGTTGCTTTCGTTCTGATCGAGTGATGGTGCTTTGTTAGTATCCCGAGTGAAACTCTCGGGGCTACGGGAGTGAACGTCCAAACTACCATTAGTGTTACCGTCAAGGTCAATCCAAGTCTTACCCTGCGATTTATCATTTTGCTTCTCCTCTTCGAGATAGGCTTTATAGATATCCGGGAAGGCTTGAGCCAACCTAGTTAGCGCTCTTGCTCGCGCTCTTTGATAATTTCTTAACGTTACTGCTGATCTAGCTGCGAGCTTTAATCTACTTTCGTTCACTATTTAGCTCGCTATCTACCTCTATGATTATCCCGGCCAGCACCAACGTTGCCACTAGCCCTACGATTAACGCCATTGTTGTACCCTTTCCATTGAGTTTGAGATTGTTGCGGTTATTAGTTTGGTTAGTTCAATAGGTACGCCGATTAACTTAGCGTCCTCGCCGTCCTCCTCCCATACGGATACGAATAGACGGTTGCCTACGGCTTGGCGAAAGAACTCGATAGCTTCCACCGGATCTCCGCCACCCCATACCGCTACCCCTTCGGGGTTAGTTACTTCGTAAAATTCTACGTAACCGGTATTAGTATTATTGAAACTTACTAGATCACCCATTACCTTCCTCCTTTAGTTTTAATTCAGCTAGTGCGTGGGTCATACGCATTATGTTGCCCATACCCATATCAGTTTTACCAGCCCAGATTTGTTGGATCGCTAGCTTCTCGCAGAGATCTGCTTTAGCTTTTAGATATTCCGCTGTTGGTTGTCCCATTTATTGCTCCCTTTTCTAAGTTCTCGAACGCCTTTTTAGCAGCCCGAGATAATCCTTTGTTACGTAATGATCCGGCAAACGCTACCGCTATCGCAGAGTTTGGCTCGGTTGCGTCGAATACTTCGACCTTAACAGTTGCGTCGTTAGCCTTTGGTGTTAGCGTGGCAACGACAATAAAGGCAAGATTATCGCCGTCTTTTCCTTTGTCCATAGTGTCCTCCTATTGGTTGCGTAGGAAGTTTATCTCCCTATCGTCCTCTCGATCAAGCTCTCGATCTTCCTCTTCCAAGATTTTTTCCATCTCGATTGAGCTATCGTAGCTATCGTCATCTAGTTCCATCGCCGTCTTCCCCTCCCATTTTTTTAAGGATATGCCAGTATAGCCTACCCTCCACCGGCTACCGGGCTGCCCCGATAACCGATAGATAGTAGGCTAGTCTATATCCGTATCGTAGCTAACCCCGCATTTCCGGCAAGTAAATACCGCCATTTTCCCGGACGGGCCGTAAGGCTCGATCGTTACCTTGATCCGGCCGGCACAATCGGCACACTTCATAGGCTCGGTCATTTAGCACTCCCCCAATTCTCTAATTTTTTAAGGTATCGGAATACTTCCGGGTTACGTTGGCAATAACAAGTGTGGCAATATGGGATATTGTCGGTTATGTTATCGGCGGTTAAATCCACCTTACACGTTAAACACTTATCCATTATGCGTTAGCCTCCTCTACTAGCTCTGCCACGCCATCGCAACCTTCGCCATCGTTCCACTCATCACACACGCGCATACACTCACCCTCACACTCGCAGTTACTTTCGTCCCCTGCGTGTAGCACGCGCCAATTATTAGATCCGCATAGTTCACACTTGCGTATCTCCTCGCTTAATAGCGTATTAAGTGCTTCGATCATTACTCATACTCCTTTACTAGTTCGCCGCCACGCTCTCGGACATATAGCGACATTTCCTCCGGCGTATTATTGAAATCGTAGCTCGTAACCGATCCGTCATATGGCCCCCATAGACCACCACCGCAATCTGCCACCGCCGCTAGCATTTCATCTACTACGTCCACTCCTTTGATTACCTTAAACCAATCATCCTCCACCATTTCCGGCGTTAAACCTTTGGCTAGGTAAGTTGTACCGTCAATCGGGGATCGAAATTCGATCCCCTCCTCGACTACTTTCATAGCGATAGTAACGCTACTTAAATAACCATTTTCATCTAGTGAATAACGGTTAGTTTCCGGCTTAAAGGCCGTTGATATATCACTCATTTTATTAACTCCTCTCTAGGGCAATCATCGAACACGTGGCCTTCGCCGTCGGTGCCTTCGCACATACACCATCCAAATTTTTCAACCTGCTTGGCGTGGGTTAGTTCTGCTAATTCACTCCACGAAATCGAGCAACTATCTTGCCCTTCCATAGCGGTATCGAAATCGTGTAGCAATAGGTGGTGTTCACACCACCACCCGGAATAAGCGTCCCAACAATTAGTGTGGAGATACTGTAAACCGTAATAGCTATCTAACACTTTAGGCTTGCCGCCAAATACCGGACGCCGGCAATTAGCGCACTTATG